GCACACATCATCGGGATCGGTTTTAATACCGTAGCTCCACTCTTGAATATCACTGCCGCCCGGTTGGTAAATCTGTTCCGGTTCGATGGTTCTAATGGTTAAACTTCCATCGGGCTGCGGGAACAAACGAATGAACGCTTCGCCATCTTCCCTGCTCCGCCAAAATATTTCTTGCTCCATTTCTGCCCATCCGTTTTGCTCGATGAAGTTGTCGATAACCGTTTGAACCGCTGTTACTAACTCATCGCTTGCCCCACTCATCTTCTTTGCCTGCACCCGGTAACTGTATCCGCAGCCAATTACATAAGAGCATAAACCGTTTAAAAGTCCTTGTGCGTTGGGGCTTGTTGTCACAATGAATCGGGCGGAAGCTCGAAGCATGGATAGCTGAACCTCGCTTACCCAGAACGGGAAGTTGCTTCCGTATCGCCTATCGGTAGGCTGTGTAATCGGGTAGCTGCCTGCAAAGCCCCCTGCGTATCTGTCAAGCATATCGCTGTAGTTGGTCAACCAAAAGTCTTGGCCCACATTGTATGCGCTTTCAGTAAGCCGCTTCCCCTTTTCCAACCGTTTAATTTTGATTTGTTCAATTAGGACTTCCCGTTGTTCACGCAGCTTTTGCGCTTGGGAATTACCGCCAAAGATATTCCACCATTTATTGCTCATGTCGTTACCCCTCTGGATGGTTGTCGCTGCTTGCGCCCGTTGTAAAGTTCGATCATAACACGCAGGGCCATTTCAAGCGAATCGGGGCCATCATCGTACTCGGAAACGGGAAAGTCTCGAAGCTGATCCACTAGCAATTTCGTGCCGGGGCTGTTGGCTTTGAAGCGAATATTCTTTTGCGCTAGGTAAGGGCCAAGCCTGCGTATGCGAATATTCTTATTCACGGTATTAACCACTTTAACCAAGGGTACTGCATAGCCTGCAACGGCTGCTTTCTGTTGCAATTGGGTTGCTAGTAACTCTTGGAACTGGTTGGTTTCAAACGCTATTGCATCGGCACGAAATTCGCCTTGGGTTTCAAGCACGGTGTCTATTATTGCTTCAGAACTTCGCCGGGCAAGATCGGCTTCGCAATAAAGGGTTCCATCGGTATCACGGCCAAGCTTTACGATTGCGCTGTAATCGCCATGCTTCCCCCCTGCACCTTTGCTTGGGTCAACGCCTATCGTTTTAATGGCTATTGTTTTGGGCCAATAATCGAACCAAATTTCCTTGGCAAAGTATTCGTCGGGCCACTCAGTACCGCCCCCGCTTCTTGGGTGCTGCTGGTAAAGTGCGCTCCACTGGTATTCGCCAATGCTGGCTTTCATTTTGTCAAGCGATTCAAGACTGAATTTCTCGGGCCAAAGTGGTTCGCCCGGTTGTCTTGGGTCATACTCTGCGCCCCCAGTCATAGGGCAGATTGCAGGCAAATTAATCACCTTCCATTGATCCGCCTTGGGGTCGTTACCTGCAAGGTCAAGCAGTCTGCCTACTAGGTCATCGCTATGCCATCGGGTCATTACGATAAGGATTCTTGCATCGGCTTCTTGGCGAGTTGAAAAGGTTGACGTGTACCAATCCCAGTTAACTTGCCGGTAGGTTGCACTATCAGCTTCCTCCCTGTTTTTAACCGGGTCATCAATAATCAACCACTTACCGCCCATGCCCGTAATACCACCGCCAACGCCTGCACTTCGGTAAACGCCCTTATGGCCAACGATCTCAAATAGGTCGCTATTACGCAGCCATGAACCCGCCACGGTTCTTGAGTTTGAATCGTTCAAATAGCTTTTGGGAAACAAGGCCCGGTACTGCTCCGATTCGATGATGCGCTGTACATCTCGATTGTTCCGACTGGCAAGGTCGGCTGAGTAACTGGAAGCAATAATGCTGGTATTTGGGTCAATGCCCAAAAGATATGCAGGCAACCGCCGGCTGATTAATTCGCTTTTTCCATGTCTTGGTGGCAGGCTGATTATTAACCTTCGTAGGTCTCCGTGAATCATTTCGCTAACGGTGTCGGATATGAATTGATGATACCAACCCGGGGAGTATTCGGGCATAGTGTACCGGGCAAATTCAAGGAGAGATTTCCTCGCCTGCTTTCTTCTTTGGTAGAGCTGCAAGTTCTCTAGCAATGAGAAATTCAAGTTGTTCATCGGTAATTTCCTCAACATTATTCGTAATCATAATCTTGGCCTCGGCCTTGATTTCTTGCCGTTCAACGTAGCCCCTAGACTTCCCCAAGGTCTTTAAAAGAAAACAGACAGCCCAAGCCTCGCCCCTGCCTACCGCCTCCAAAAGTTTAACTTCGGCAAAGTCAAGCACCCTGCCCCGTTCGGTTTCAATGGCTTCCCTAATCAAAGGGTTGCCGTTAGCCCTAACGTGGATTGTTGAAGGGTCGCACCCTAAATGCTGTGCCGCCAAAAAGATTAGCCCCCGGCTTTTCCCTATAGCGTGAACAATCTGCTTTACTGAATATCGTTTTTTTGCCATGCTTTTTATGTGTTGGATATCGTTGGATAAAAGTTAGTGGTTAACCTCTGTGCCGCACTTAGGGCAAGCCAATACTTTTGGGGGTGTTTCCTCTGGTTCTCCCTCAAGCAATTCACCCGGTTGCGTTAAGTAAAGCCCCTCTTTTTCTGCCAAGGCGGAAAGCATTTCTTGAACGGCTTCGGAACCCGTATTAACTCCCCTTAAAAGCTCATCAAGCTTGCGGGTATCGGTATCGGCCAAAAGGCCAAGAGGGTCAAAAGTTAAAAGCACTTTGTCGGCTTCTTCCTCTGTGACATCTAGCACCAAAACGGAAACAACCTCATCGCCAAGAATGTCGGCCCGTAAATGCCCATCAATAAGCATCAATTGCCCGCCTTCAATTTCTCTGGCTAATAGTCCGCCTGCAAAGCCTACTTCCTCTAGTATCCCGGTTAAGGCTTCTTGTTGGGCAAGCGGGTGACCCCGCCAATTCTTTGGGTTAGGTATCAAGCTGGAAGCTTTAACTTGTCTCAGTTCCTTGATTCTGTCTCGTATCATTTCAGCGCTTTCTAATTGTTAGAATTTCATCTCGAATAACTTCCGATATTGCCTTCATCATCAAAGGCGGTACGCTGTTGCCCAGTCTCTCCCATTGCTGGGCATAACTGCCAAGCAAAATAAAATCATCCGGGAAAGCGCAGATTCTTTTGAGTTCATCAATCGTAAACTTGCGCCTTGTTGTATTCCCATCGGGTTTAATAAACTCAGCCTTGCCCCCATTGCTATTCAAGTTGCAGCCAAAGGCGGGCGTTGTTCCTACGGTAGAATAGGGTATCGTTGTTGCGTCTACCCATTTTTCTCCGTTAAAGCCTTTTGCTATTCTGACCTTGTTTACCTTTTCAACCTCAACGTAATGGTTTGAGTAAGCACTTCCCCCGCTAGCTGTTACCGTTGCCGCTGGAATATCAATCATGTTTTTTTCTGGAGTTTTCTCGTCAAAGCCACCACGGATATAAGCCTTGCCAAGCCACGGCAAAGCGTCTCGGACGGTGTAAAAATAGCTAAGTGGTTTAGGGTAGCAAGGGCTTCGGTTAAGATCATTTCTGACCCCTATAAAAATAGTTCGCTTTCTTTGCTGTGGAACCCCTAACCATTGGGCGTCAAGAACTTTGCAGGTTACATTGTACCCGGTCTCTTTTAAGGCTTTGAGAATTTCTAAAAAGTAGCCTTTAGCAGTACCCTTAATAAGCCCGCTTACATTCTCAGCAACAAAAACTTTGGGTTTTAATCCTCGTAGCAATCTTGTGTATTCATCAAACAAAGTTTCGTTTTTTTGCTTTGCTCCATGCTCGTAGCTTTTGTCTTTGCCCCAACCCTTTTCTCTTTTGCCTGCTGTCGAAAACGCTTGACATGGGGGAGAGCCATCAAAAATATCAAGCTCCCCTTCTTGCAGGTTAGTTGCCTTAAGTATTTCTTCAGCGGTAATTAATTTAATATCCCTGCCATCAAGAATAGATTCGGGGGCCGCATTTTTCTTGTAAGTCGCTTGGGCAATAGGAACAAATTCATTAGCCCAAACAACTTTATACCCTGCCATACGATAGCCCGTACAGCTACCGCCTGCACCGGAGAAAGTAGAAGCCACGGTAAACCCATTCCAAGGCAAGGAGTTGATCTCAGCAAGTGAAGGTATTTTGTAAAGAGGTTTGTTCATTTTGGGTGATTGTTGTTTTTCGTTAGGGTTAATTTCAAGATCGTATTGGGAAGAGGATACCCCGGCAATACCTTTAGCGCAGATGGTAGGGCAAGGCACAGCCCCCAAATTTATTTTTAAAACTTGCTCGGCCATTGGGACACCAAATTTTTTAATGTGAAGAATCAAGCCCCGCCGCTCCACTTGTAACCGCAAGCATCGCAATGGTAAGAAGTCTCAATATTTTCATCCACTTCGGGAAACTCATCGGGGGCCAATTTTTCTAGCGGAATACCTTCCAAAAAGTCTTTCGTGAATTTTTCAAGCTCCCCGCTATCAAAAGCAACTTCTTCGGCCAACGCCCTTAACGCTTCGCCGTCTATGTTTGCCATAGCCGAAAGCGGGTCATAAGCAAGCATTAACAAATCAGCTTCCGCCTCGGTTACGTCTAGCACTATTACCGGCACATCTGTGCCCGCTACTTCCTCCGCCCTTAAGTGACCATCAATAAGCATTAGCCCCCCGGGCGTTTCATAGGCAAGCAAAGCCCCAACAATGCCAACTTCCTCAAGCATTGCACTCAACGCCGCTTTTTGCTTTGCTGGGTGTGTACGCCAGTTTTTTGGATTTGGAATTAATGTAGAAGACGGAACCCTTCGTAGTTCCTTGATACGATCTTTTATTTTCATGTTACCCCCCTTTGGCCTAGCAGTCTAACCAAGAGGGGAACAAAAACAAAATTGGCAAAAAAAAAGCGAGGGCTGAAAAGCCCCCGCCTTGGTTGGTTTAACGGTTTAATTACTGCGCCATCGTCATCGCAAGATCAAAAGCCTTGTTGCTTGTTCTGGCGGCTGCACCAGTCCAAAGGCTAGCCATGCGGTCTTCTGCGCTCTTGCCTGCTGCATAAGTAAGGTATTCAGTAACACCATTATAAGCAGCCCACCATGTACCCCTTACGCCTTGCAGGTCATTACCTAGCCCGCCTTCAAAGCGGCTAATGATTCCGGCTATTGCGTCGGCCCCTTTTTCCTTGCCAGTCTTCTTGCTGACCGTCATGCCATCTGGAACAAAGCCAAGAACTTTGCGGGCGTACTTGTACAAGTCCTTGGTGTTAATATCACGGCTTGCAAGGTAGCGATACTGTTCGGCGGTCGCTTCAAAAGTAGCGTTAGCCAAATTCATAATGCTTTGGATTTCAGTCACATTAGAAACGACTTGCTGGCTGTGGCGTACTCGGATCAGTTCGCTTGAACGGTGGGTGTGGGCCATCGTCAAAGTATTTTTGCAAAGTATTCTGATAGGCGTGAACCCAAACCGAACTGCCATTGAACCGTTATGGCCATGTGACAAAAGCACAAACTTTTCGACTTCATCGCCCCGAACAATGGTCATAGGGTCACGATTAATTTTTGCAAGAATCCAAACAATTTCACCGTCGTCAAACTCGCCGCAAGTATCAATCTTTGCCTCGCCTGCATCAAGGAACGGTTGGAAGCTGGCAAAGGCTTCGCTGTTCTGTAGAGGGGTAAACCTCTGGCCAACCACGCCAAGAATACGATCATCGCTTGAACGGCGCACGGCAAATTTCCCAGTCGCCTGCTGGTTGTCACTGCATATAAGCGGTATCTTGGAAACGCTCCAATCCAGTTTTGCGGCTTTCATTGCGCTGGCGATATGTTCTGCGCCTTGTACGGCTGCGCTGGAAGCATTAGCCCAAGGTGCGATAGGTGCAGGCAAAGTAATCATCGACATAGTAAATCCCCTTAAGTGAGTAGTTCTGCACTCGTCAGCACGGTAGAAATAACCGTGGACGCCCGGGGGCGTTTCGTGCTTAAACGGCCCCTGCTCTTCTAAGCTCGCCATTTAGCTTGCGGTAAGCGTGTGACAAGTCCATTAACTTGATTTCGTAATCGTTCTGATTCGCATCAGTAATCGCCATGTAATCGGATAACACAATTGCCCCACACTCCCTTTGACGGTTAGCAATCCTCAACCTAGTCAAGTATGTGTGCATCGCTACCGTGCAAGCTTCGGTGTACTGTTTAAATGCTTTAAGCGTAGTCATTGTGTTTGCCCTTAAAAATCTCCGGTTTTACCAAAGCGGTTCAACCATACTATTATGATATGTTTACGATAACATAATGGCAACATAAATAACCGTTTAATTTAAAAGTATTTTTAACCGTCTAGAAATGAAAAGGGGGTGGGGGATTTTCCCCACCCTCTGCAAACGAAAAAAGGACAAGGAAAATTCCCTGCCCTTTCAAACTGCTGTGACTTGTAACCCCCGACCTAGTGTCATCCTCTGCCGGGGGTGCTTGCTCTCGCACAGGAGAGCAATGTTATCTTATCTAGCTTTGATGATTTTTCAAGAATTTTGCCATATATTCACCCGTAATATCTCCATCGGGATTGAAGCCAAGTTTGTTCCAGTTGTCCGTTAGAAGTTCTTCACAAACGGCTTCGAGTTCATCCAGCGTAATGCTAAGAACATATTCCCTTTCTTCAAGCTCTCCGCCAAAGGCGTTGTTGTTTTGAAGCTCGGTAAGCTGCTGGCGCACTTCAAACGGGAGCGGGTATTTCATTTTAGAGTATTCAACCTTATCAACCTGCCCGTAGTTGCGCTGGCTTCCGTAATTGGTTCGCCTGCGGGCTAAACTGCACTTGCTGCAATGATCAGCGTAAACATAGGTTGTGCCGCCCGTTGACCACATCCCCGGGTTTTCTTTCATGCCGCCTTCGACTTCATAAAGGGCAGTCCATTCATGTTCACAGCCTGCGTTGCCGCCAGCTTTTTCAATTAGTAAATCATGGTCGGGTTCAACGGTGTAAGTAACATTGCCGTAAGCTAGACGGGAACCCAATGAGGCAAGGTTGTCGTTGAGGTTCATGCCGCCAAATATTTGCCAAGTCGCCTGTACCTCAAACCCTTCCCCGTCTTCGCTAACAAACTCCCCATCCTCTAGCCATTCTTGCGCCCGTTGTTCTGCCAAATATTCTGCCCCTGCAAGCGTGTAGGCTTTTATTGCTTCAGTCGTTTCAACGGAGTCCGTACCAATGGCAAGGGTGTAAAAGTTTTTGTTTTGTGTTTCGGTATTTGCTTCCGCTGGCGGACATTCAAGCGCACAACTTGCGCACATGGTATCCCAACCGCCGCCGTTGATTGATTCGGCAAGGTCAACTTCTTTTTGAGTAATCAAGGTTTTGCAAAGCGTACAAGTATTCATGGGGCTTTTCCTTATTGAATCATTCTGGACTCATCAGTACGGTAGAAATAACCGCATACGCCCGGGGGCGTTTCGTCCTATACATCAATACAACCAAATATTTTTTGTTCTAATGTAAGTATGCTTGCAAGCCTTTTGTTTATGTCCTTTATTTTTTCCCCAAAATTTCCAAGTTTGTGAAAAACGCCCCCCACGGGATGCTGCAACATTTTTTCTTTTATAAGTTTTTTCTCGTCGGCCAATTCAAAATAATAGTGACTTAACGCAACTTTAATTAATTTCACGTCTTCATTGTTTACTTCAATATTCATTTTTTAAACTCCCTTATTGAATCGTTCTGGACTCATCAGCGGTTACCCAATGCGGGTTCCCATGCTAATAAGATATCGTTTTAACGGTTAAATGCAAACACTATATTATCATAATGGTATCATTGAAACCGTTAGGTGCGTAAAAGCCCTATGAATACTAGGGTAAAGTATTTTTATTTATTTTGGAATTATTTTTTAATCTTGATGTTTTTCGTCGCTGAAATCGAAAAGGCTTTCGTTTTTCTCAACCCGCTGCTGGTAGATATCAACCCTTGCAGGCCCGGGCAAAGTAGGTGTCGCCCTTGGTCTTGCGCTAGGTGCAGCAAATTCTTCCGGCAACATGATCCGGCAAAGCCTGCCCCACTGATCGCAATCTAAGCCAAGCTTGTCAACCACTTGGTCGAGCCGCTTTTTCAACAGGGCCGACTTCACAAAACGAATTGGCTTTGTCATTAACTGGTGCATCCTCTACACTCCCAAAGTTTGAACCGTTATCACAACGCTTGCTTCCTCCGCCCCGATGGGTAATTCCATCAAGAGGGTTATTTTTTTTACAATGGTTGAGTTATCATCCTCGATAATCCCCGTATGTTTTAGTAAGTCGATTAGCGGCTTGGCCAAGTTATCCAAGTCACGATTTTTGCGCCAACCTTTGCCAGAGATTGCAACGATCTGAATTTCCAATGGCCCTGCAACCTGCCCGGGCTTGCCTACCATTAGGCCCGCCACTTGAAGCCATTTGCAGTACTGCCATGATTTGACAACCCGCTTTCGGTAGGACTTCCAAATGCTGTTTGCGCTAGGCGGAAGCGGTAGGGTTAGCGTTACGCTTCCCTGCGGTAAAGGTGTTGTTTTTATTTTGGGTATCCGTTCTCGGTGCTGGCTTGGGGTGTCAGCGAGTCGGAATCATACCACGCCCGGGGCCACGGTTCAACAAATTTCTGCTCGTTGTTTTTTTCAAGCTCCCCTACCCGGGTTACCAATTCTAGGATTCTGCCTACCAATCTTTCCTTTTGAAGCCCCAACCGTTTAAGCGCAGCCTTTTGGGTTTGAACAAGGTTGCGGGAAGTGCCAAGCTGATCGTGCAAAACAAACACCGACTTGATACCCTCCGCCAAGATATAGCGGGCATAACACCTGCGACACCTGCGCTTGCCGGTAAAGGTATGCTGCACCATACGGCCACACCCACCACACATTTTGTCATTCTTCTTAATCATTAAATCATCCTTTCAGTCGGTGCAATGACAGCTAATCGTGTCATCGAAATCCGGGAACATTGGTAATTGCATTTTGGATTGTTTCATTACATTTTCGTAGCTGGGGCGATCTTTTCTAAAAGTGTGATTCTTTGCAACAGCGGAGCCAATCACTTTAGCTTCTTGAGCAATCCACCAGTCCAAGGCTTCGGGAGTTTCCTTGGCCACAAGATCAAGCCGGTAGCGAGACTTTAAAAAACAGCCTTGGCAATTTCCTTGGTGCTGGGGAATCCCAAGATCAAATGGTTGCTTATTCCAAAAGCTCATAACATCGGGAAGGGTATGCTTGGCATCATTCATTGGGGTTGCCGCAGGGTTACGCCTAGTATTTTTTTTGATGTTTGCCACCCGCCTTGGCTCATCGTAGCGCAAGCCAATTAACTGGTTGTGCCTATGAAACAACTCCCCAAGCGTGTCTTTTGCCCAACGGTCTAGCAATCTTATTTTCAGTTCAACGGTACAGAATCGGGCGACCGGGTTCGGTAAGTATTGTCGCTCATCAATCAGAAGCCCAAACGGTTCGCCATTTCTTGCAGCCTCTTGGTAGTTTGTAATCTTGTATCGTGGCTCGGTTTTCCTTCCAATATATTCAAGCCAGTGTATTTCAATGCCCCACTCATCAGAACACTTTTGCACAAAGTCTAGTGTCTTGGGGTGTTCCAATCCCGTGTTGCAAAATATCACCTTAACCCAGTCTGGAAGCTTTCCCCCGTGCGCCTTCAGAACCTGCGCTAACATAAAACCCGAAGTCCTCCCGCCACTGAAAGAAATAACGGAAGGGTCTTTTAGAAAATATTTGTCATCCACTAAACTACCTCCTTGGGTTCGCCTAGCAGCCCAAAGCGGACTGCCATCGCATCCCGGATTTGGTCGAAAGTTCGCCTGCCGGTTACGCTGTTGAACGGGTCTGCCGCTTTATTCATGGCCCTAGCTTCGCTGCTCAGATAGTCCAACTCAAATTCAACCGCCCTCAGTTGGGCTAGTTGGTCTTTCCAGTTGGGGTTTCGTGCGCTGTATTCCGTAATGCCCATCAGCTTTCGCCCGTCCTCAGTTTGCACGGCTGAATGCCTCCGGCCATCAACGCAGGTACACCACACAGCGCAGGTCTTTTTGTCCAACCACTTGCCCGCCACGACTGATCGCAACAACGGTACGCTTACCGTTCCAGAATTGAAACACATGGTGCACTCGCCCCGGGTGTAATCCATCATGCCATCCGAGACGTTGCGGGTCGATGCTCTATGCTCGTTAACCGCTGCGTAAAGGTAGTTGATATGGTCTTCCCTCTTGAATGCAGGGGATGATCTCTTGAGCAAAGATTCGGAAGCCTTGTACATCTCCGGTACGGTGAATTTCCACCTCCTAAAAGTCCCGATCCACATGGAAACCATCTCAACTTCCGCTTCGGTCTTCCACCCGTGCATTGCCCTATGGTAATTGCCCCACCCAAGCCACTGCGCCGATTCCGACGCAGGGATTGATAGCTCTCTAGTTTCCGTAGCCATTGAACGCCACCTCCAATAATCGTGCCTTTTCGGGGTCTTCTGACATCCTTTGAATAGTTGCTTCAACGGTTGAGTTGATTGCATTTGGTCGTACCCTTGGATGATTGCGTTCCATGAACGCCCAAGCATATTCGCTGCGCCTGCGGTTCTTGCAAACCAAGTCAGCCATTGCCTTTCGATAATCCATTCCAGTTCGCAGGGCATCGCTGAAAGCCTCTAGCACACTAGCTTCCCTTTCACTTCGGCAACCGCCCAACCGTTTATTAACCCAAGTTCGGGTGAGGTTGGCTGCCTGCTCTGCTGGATCTTTTTCCTCTGATTCCGAAAAAACACCAAAGGGATCTAGGGTATCTATCTCTTTCTCTTTCTCTTTCTCTTTCTCTTTCTCTTCCTCTTTCTCTAACTGAAAAGCAGTCACTTTTTGTCCACTTTTTGTCCACACTTCATCCACATTTCGTCCACAATCTGTCGGCAGTTCATCCGCAATCTGTCCGCAATCTGTCCCCTTTCTGTCCCCTTTAGTACCCCCAGTCTGTACCCCAGTGCCGTTCAGTTTGGCTTTCTTATCAGCCTTTTCCTTCGCCTTTTCCTTTGCTCGTAAGTCTTTTGCCCTCTGATAGTCCTCCGCTCTACGCTTGCCGGTCTTGCCATTATGCTCGCCGTAATTAGTTAGGCGGATTGCATTGGCATCAACAACTTCAAGCCAACCTACCGCAGCCATTGCCTCTGCAAAGCCCGGTAGCCCCATCTCAGCGTCAAGATGCTTGGGGCCAAGTTTGATGTTACCTTCAAGGCTGCTTTCATCTGCAATCGTCCAGATGGTAAATAATGCCCCAAGGATTTCTAACTTTGAACGGTTAAGATCCCCCGCAAGTCGGATGACTTGGGGGGCTTTGAGTAACGAGGTTCGCATTTTTATCCAGTCGCCTGCCATGATTCGACTCCTTATTTAATTCGTAAATGGTTGCCACGGGGCAAAACAGTTACCCCATGAATGGTTTCGCCCGCCTTGATTTTTTCACGGATCGCATCCATGTTTGGCATAACGGTTATTTTTTGAAGCTCTGCGGGCAGGTCTTCAGTAAGAGCGGTAACCTCCAAGGGTTGCAGCCCACCATTGGCACAAACGGAAAGCTTGAATGTCTTGGTTTCCAATTTGGTAATGCCTTGCAAGCCAAAGAAATAATGCAGGCGGCTTTTCAGATTCTTGGCAAGGTTTCCATCTTGGGAAGATAGGGCCATAATCCTGTCGGCTTCCTGTTTGCGGGCCAGCGAATTGAGTTCGCACTCCCTAATTAACCTGCAATAGTTCTCAACCTTTTGCTCAATGTTGCCTTCAAGCTCTGCAAGTAGCTGGTCAATGATTGGATCAAGCTCGCCCCCTTCCGGCAGGTCTTGGTTGACCCACTCAGATAGAATCCTTGAACCAGTATGCAAATCTAAAATACTCATATTATCGTCCTCCGTTAACGGTTGCGGTTAATGCTTTCAAATCGTCAATTATGGTTTCAGCGGCTTCGTAGGAAAGCTCCTTGGGTGAATCAACCCCGTAGTCTGTACGAACCATTTTTCCCCACTGGGTTTGTTCGGCTGGCGTAAAGTTCGCCAGTTTCTTCAGTCGTGTAATTTCCTTTAGCTGCGTATCATTAACTAGCTCCGGTTCCATGTCGCCGTCTTCGTCACGCACGTCCCTTGGCATCACTGCCACTGCCACCGCTGCTACTGACTTGGGTTGCTCCACTGGTTTGGCAATCGCCAAAGGTGCAGCGGGTTCGGGGATGACTCTTGCAGATGGAATGGTTTCAGCTTCCGTTTCGTCAAGCCAACCCAATCCACATAAGGAAAGTGTTGCCCGCCTTTTGGCTTTTGTGATCGCCTTCATGTGGGCATTTGCCAACATTTCGCCCCTTAAACCGTCTACCGATACGCAACCAATATCAGAATCTTCCCTGCCTGTTTTATCTCTAACCGTTGCGGTGACGGTAACAAGCCCGCCCTGCGCTACGGTTTGAACGGATACCACACTTACCCCATGTATGGTGCGAAGCTGGTCGGTACACGCCCGCAACGCATATAGGGTCACTTTGCCTTGAAGCAAAATATACCCAAAGGGCTTGGTGTGCGGATTAAGGCCCAAACTCTCGCATACCTGCATATAATGCTTAAGCTTTTCCTCTACTGATAGTTTGCCCAAATCGCCTTCGATTAAGGCTGCTTCAACTCGTGAAGCAAGATTGACTGGTGATGCTGTTACAAGGCTTGACATTTAGAACTCCGATTTAAAAATTTTTCTCGAACAATAACTACACTTTGGGGGGCTGAAAAAACGATCTTCGCCCGCCCCTGTTCGCATTGGGCCACGCTGACCCAGCAAACCTCTCCGCCTACCATCACTGCAATTCGCTCACCGACTTTGCAGGTTAAAACTAATCCTTTAATTTCGTCCATTTTTTCATCCTTGATTTGGTGTGTTTCCCTTTGGGGTTGGGGCTGCAAACGCAACCCAGAACAACCCCGCTGGGGAAGCCATTTGATAGCCCTAGAAAGGGCCGTATATTAAAACCTTTGATTGTGCATCAGTGATGCCGGGGTACTTGTGAACATACAATTCACCAATGGCAGTCTCGACATCATCTGCTGCAATAAACTGGTTACCATTCCAGTACGACCATTCAACCCACGCCTTGGGATAGTTCAACGCTACGAAAGGCATAAAGACTTGCAGCGTTCCAATACTCTTGGGATGAATCCAAGTGTAGTAACCCTTTTCGGTTGCGCTTAATCCATCACGGTTCCACACCAAATAATCGGGAATAAGCTCATCGAAAAAGTCGCCCGCTTTTTCTTCAGCATGAACGCTCGCTAAGTGGCTAGCCTTGTCTTTCTCAGATTGCAACGCCAAGTCTTCGGCAAGCTGCTTGGCTAGCTTCTTTTCATACAACCTACCCACGGTTGCTATCTGTCTGTCGGCTTCTTCGCCTCGTGGTCTTTTCCACTTTGCGTTTGCTGCTGCTGAAATCACTTCCGCTTCCTGTTGAGTCATAGCCATTACAAGTTCCTTAAAAAGAGTTTCATCACTACACAATATTTATGTTAACACTTAGCAAACACAAAATCAACTACAAATATTTAAAATAATATGTTGCGGTTTGCAATAACCCCCGCTATAATGTCCGTAGTGGTTTCTCCGTTTCATTTTTAAATGAGGTGTGGTATGTTCGCTTCCACTATGGCACGACCAAAAAAGTTTACCGAAGGCGCAATCCAACTTGGCTGGCGTTTGGACGGCAAAGACGAACCCTTGTTGAAGGGTCTTCAAGCCTATGCAGACGCACACCGGTTAAGCCGGAACTCGGCCCTTACCATTGCGGTTGAGCGTTTGCTCGCCCAGTGGGAATCCGAAAAAGCTGCGGCTAAAAAGTTGAAGTCCTAATGCGCTTCCCGTTTGTTTGCTCGCTCAGCCTGCCCATCGTTTATGGTGTGCGGGCTTGCTTTATTTTGAGTTCCTTTGTTCTTAGACAGCATTTGTCCAAGGTCTTTGTCTGACCATCGACAGGTAGTACCTATTTGAATGGTTGGGGGAAATTTCCCCGAGGTTCTCCAATTCCATAAGGTTGCTTTTGATATTCTCAAGAGCTTGCAGATCTCGCCCGAATTAAAGAATTTATCGTTCAAGATATCCATCAAATAAAATCTCCAAATAAAAGTTTCAAACTGAGTTTTACTATGCCCAATTCTTTCTAGGTCGGCCCCTGCCCGGCCTTTGAATGGCGGCGGTGACTTCTTTGCGTTCGATAAAGAAAACGCCGCTATGCTTGTTGGCTTTGATCGTGCCTACGCTAATCATTTTGTGGACACCTTGCGCAGTTACGCCAAGTATTTCAGCAGCTTCCAGAACGGTTAATAATTTCATCCTAACCCCCTAATAAAAACTTGCCCCGCACCCGTGTTGCTTAAACCGGGCCTGCCTTGCCGCCACTTGCCAGTGAGCAAAGCAGTTGCGGAGCAATGCTCATGTAATTTTTTTGAACTTGTCCACGGATACCAGTACGCATGGTTCCATGTCTTGGGAATCGCCCCTATCGGTTCTGCCCCCGTAGACTAGATTTTCGGCGAAGAAATCGCTGATTGTGGCAACCCAAATGCCGTCTTGCGTACCCACTGCCAGCACAAACTTTAGGCCCGTGGTGTCGTAAACTTGTTTGGCGTTCATCCACTTGGTTAACGCAATAAGATAGCCGCCCATGCGCTCTATTTCAGCCATCGTATAATTGCGCTGCTTAACCTCAACAAATGCGACAAGTCTACTATTGCGAACGGCAACAAAGTCGATTTTGTACAGCCTTGGGGCTGCTAACAAGGTGCAGCGGAAGTGG